GCCATGATTGGCTCCTTTTAATTTATTTCGCCGCTCGTTTCTGCGCGCGCTTATAGGCCATGACCTTATCCATGTTACCTGTCCGCGCCGCTTCTTCTCGCAGCCGTTCTAGGGTTGAGTCCACAGCACCCTTTATCGGGGCCGTTGCCGAGACTTGTTTCTCGGGCCGTGTTGCTGCCTTACGATTTGAAATTTTCAATTGACTCTCCAATTTTGCAACCGCAAAGGCAAACTTTACGGGATCGTCTATCTGTGCCAGTTCCTTCGCCTTCTTGGGATTCTTTCCAAGAGCGTAGATCACCAACGCCGGGTCTTCAGCACCTTGAATCATGACGCCTTGTTGAACGACATTGAACGTCTGCTGGGCAACTTCCTCAGCATCGTCATAGTCCTTCACCTTCAGCTTGGTCTTGGCCTCGGCGTAGCCCTGCAACTTTTGTTGCCAAGCTTCGGCCTGCTGTTGCTCAGCCTGCCTTGCCTTAGCCTCCTGCTCATCGACTAAGCGTTTCCGCTCGTACCAATCAGCAAGTGACGCCTCATACTTCTCGGTGTCGTAATCATATGACTCTAGACTTGGCTTCGCTCCTAGCGTGACAACTGGATTGGTCTCAGGTGCCTGTTGGATTTTTGCCTCTAGCTCACGATTACGTCTCTGCAACTCCCTGTGTGATTTTCTAAGCTCCCGGACCCACTCCGGTGCTGGTTCTGGTTCTGGAGGGGGCGGTTCCTCCCCGATGGATATCACTATCTCATCAGATTCCTCGTCTTCGGATTCTTCAACCTCTTCGCTTGGATCATCTTCGACCTCTAGGTCTTCGGTGACATCTTCCTCAAGCTCAAGCTGCTCATCCTCAATCGTTTCCTCTTCCTGATAGTCAACTCCCTCTACTGCCTCGTTCATTTTGTGATCCCTATAAACTCACCCAAGTTATCGGCTGGGCGGTTGCCGTAACTCAATTATCACCCTTGTGCAAATTATTTCAACTATTTGCACTAAACCCCTTCCATTGTTACCAGTAACATGAGATACTTCTTTTGTGGTCGGGGTTCGGCGGCACTTAACCAGCAAGGAGATACAGAATGGATTTTCAACAAACAGACAACGGGCGGATCTGCAAAACTTTTAAAGATGACTGCGTGATCCGGTCGATCAGTATAGCTACTGGCAAGACCTATCGAGAAACCTTTGAGGGTCTGATGGCGTTAGGTTTGGAGATCGGCGCTTTCCCAGACCATGATAAGGTATGGATGAAATACCTTGAGGATCATGGCTTTGTTAGAAACAAACCGCCTCGAAACGCCAAAGGCAAGTACATCAAGCTTGCGGATTGGGATTTTAAGGGCGTTGCCGTTGTAATAAACTCAGGGCATCTGACTGTTGTAAAAGACGGGGTGTGCATCGACTCTTGGGATTGCCGATATAGACCAGTGAACTCATATTGGACAGCGGCATAAGCCGCTGCACAACCAGCAAGGAGTTAACAATGGCAACGAAAAAACAAGCTCTTCAAGCCATCCAAGAAGAAGGCGGGGTCATTGACTGGGGCGTCAGCGAAATCACTAAGACCGACAAAAGCATTTGCATTGATGCTCCCGGCACAGATTACTGGTCTTCGAGCGATGCGCCGTCGATTGTTATCAACTGGTACTCTGGACCCGCATCAGAGTTTTGGGATGAGGTCATAGACCGAGTCAGTGAAGGATCATACGAATATTACGGGGCTTAACGCCCCACAACCAGCAAGGAGTTATGTTTCTTCTTTGTCCTTCATTGCGGTGCCTGCTAAGATTATTCCACCAGCAATTGAGAACGCCGTCCCGGGAAATTTCATTCTAGCGTCGAGCCTTTCGGTTTCACCTTGGTAATACTCAATTTTTAGACCTGCTTTTTTTAACGCATCAACGGTGGATTTAGGCGTATCAACTGGAACAATCGCGCCTTTGAAGTCGGAAAAATCAACCGCACGACCCGGCTTGGCTTCAAAATACTCTGTTGGGCCTGATCTTAAGCGAGCTTTGTAATCACTTATTTCCTGCTTAATGTTACTAGGTATGTTTTCAAACCCATACTTTTCGAACGCTCTGTCTAAGCCAATGCGATCTGAGTCATATATCATTTCGCCAACTTCGTCTCGATACCTGAACCCTCCAGCATCGTATTTATAAAATGGCTGCATGATGTCTTGCAAGTCAATCAATGTTGAATCCATCTCAGACTTAAATTCTGCAACGTCCTCTGCTGTAACCAATCGACCTTTTTCTGATCTTATCTCAGGCAAGCTTTTTAATTCTTTTGCAAGGTTGGCTCGTACCATGCCAACGCCAGTGCCAATAACTGACTCTTGACCAGCGCCTCGTTTTCGCTTCATGAATTTGGTTACTTCTTCAGCAGTGTACGGTTTAAGTTTAGCGGCGGTGGTGTAATAGTCTCGGTCTGGATTGGATACGAATAATTCGTCACTATCAAAGTATTGATTAATTTTTTTATTTGCCCAATCTTTTCGTTCTTGACCAAATTCTCTAACCATTTCTGATATTTTACTACCATCAGCCGCAGTGTTGGTCCCATACTTTCGCAATGGTATATCTGTAATTCCTTTCTCTTGTAAAAATGCAATGTCAGTCACTACATCGTTTTCAAAAAATCGTTCAATGGTGCTGTACTTGTCAGAACTTATGTTTTTTTTGGTTTCAAGATCGGCAAGTAAATATTTAGCTTCATCTAAATAACCATCGTACTTTCTGGCTATATCGCCAAATTCTTCATTAAGTTTTTTATATGCGCCCTTTTTAGCCTGCCTAACCGGAGACGGTGCTCTGACTGTGTAAGCGTCCGCATCGTAAACCACGTTAGATCTGCTTCTTTTGGGGTCGAACTTGGCTGGATCTCCTACCAAAGTGATGTCACCAAATCCTTCAAACGGTATGTCTTGCCGAGTCACAGCTAAAGATGGCATTGGCATACCGCCCATTGCTTGCTGTCTAGCTATTTTCCCCGGTGAAGTGTTGTGCAAAAACTGCAAATCCGCAGAATCAATTGGTTGAGCGGTCTCAGCAATGCCAGAATCTGCAACTTTAGAAGCTTTTGACAACGCCCTTGGTGCTTTCAAGACCGAACCAGCGGCTACGCCTAACGGTCCCGTTGCGTACAGCGCATCACCAACACCGCCTAAGCCTTGCAAGAATGCGTCTAGGTACTCACCTTCAGATATGTTTTCGCCAAAGCTTGGGTAAGCTTCTGCTGAGAACGCCTCAGTGATCCCAGCCTCTGGTCCCGGCGTCATTGGCAGCTCACCAGCCATATCTGCAATGCCAGCACCGGGCTGCATTGACGCGGCAAAGTTCACGAACTGTGCTGGCGTGAACGGATCTTGACGCCTGATCGGCCCGGCAGGAGTCATCATGTAGTCCTCGGTCTCTTTGTTGAGAATCGTCTGGCCTAGAATTGCTTCTGACAGTTCGCGCATTGAAGCCATGATTAGGTTTCCTCTTGATAACTTTGCGAGGTATCTTCGCCGGTCATCCTAGCAAGCATAGCAGCCGCCACAGGAATCGCTACGCCGTACTTCTTCGCAATGGTGATCAGTCGGTCATCGAATATGACGTAGTTCATAGAACGCTTGTCAGGGGTCTTGTGCCGGGTGAATGCGTCAGCGTATCGGATGCCTTTAACGCCACGTTCTGCCAACTCGTACTCCGTCCCATCAATCATGCCAGCGTTTACTTTATCCATGTTTGCCATGTACTGCTGACCAGTCATGTCTTCGTTAATTATATTGTTTCGGTCACCTCCAAAGTAATCGTCCACGATCCTTTGATCAACGGCATCCCTATTTGCGTACACAGCGTCTTGAACCTTTTCGCTTTGCTGGCTTATTGGAATGTCCCACTGAAGCAACTCATCAGGCTCTACGTCGATGTTGACTTCGTACATACGGCCTTCACTCATCTGTCCGCTATTCTTAAGCTCGGTCAGCTCGGCTATCTTTTCTTCTTGCAAAGAAATTAAGCTTTCCCTTTTTGCAGATCCGGTTTCTGGGGTTAGATCCAGCGACTTTAGTCGATCAATTTCGTTTTTTGCGTTTTCTATTGCCAAATCAACGTCATTACCCGACTGCCTTAATAGACTTTGCGCTCTTTGCACTCTAGGGCCGGTTAAAGCGTCTCGGTAACCCCTAGCAACATCCTCATTTCCAGCAAAGTACAAGCCCTGACCGTAAGCCTGTGCGCCCTCTCCGGTGCCTATCTGCTCTGTGCTGAACCGATCAAAGTCATAAGGTGAGCCGTGGTATGCCTTGATACCCTTACGGACCTGAGACGCGGCAGGCAGGAACGGTAGCACACCGGCAGCGGTAAGGAGGTAATTAGGAATGTTTCTGGACTCAGGGTCGCGCATGTACATATCAACGTCAGCCGCTAGGCCAGTGACATCACCAACCCCGGGCACGAACATCGTTGACATTGCAGCGGCGTCTAAAGGTGATATTTCACCCTCACCGTATCCAATCGGTAAATCAGGATCCTGCCCGAACACGTTGGTCGGCTGAAGAACTGGGCCAGAACCAGCCCGGCTCAGTAACTCCATCGCCAGTTCGCGCATCGAGGCCATTAGCGCATGTCTCGGATCATGTCTTGAAGCAGCCGGGCGCTTCTGACGGACTTCTCTTCGGTCTCGTTAGCTACCCGCTCGTTGCTTTGCTCAATGCCTGCCAAAGTTTCTAAGGTCTTAGCCTGCTCTAGATCTGTGCTGGCGCCCGTTTCCAGAACCCTAGCCTGTTGCAGCTCTGCGTCCGCAATCGTCTTAACGACATCTGCTCGCGCCTTAGCAGCCTTCGCCGTAGCCTCCTCTGCCGCAGCCTGTAAGAACACCGCGTTCGGATCAGGCGGCTGATTCTGCATCGCAGCCATCATTTCCTCTGCCTCGGCCTCTGTGGGCTGTACAACGCCCATCCTGATCAGCTTCTGACGGAAGAAGTCACGAACCTCGCTAATACCTTCGCCCTCCATGTTCATCATCGCCATAGAGCCGAGAACACTTTGCATTTCTGGGTCAGCAGTAATCTGCATCATCCCGGTCAACGCTCGAACGGTTGCCTGCTTCTTCGTGCTTGAGCTGGGACCAACCTCAACGTCCACATCAAACGTGGCCTTCGACAGATCATTCTCAGTGATAATCTCGCCCATCTCGCTAATCGCTGGGGTCATCAAGGTCACACTATCAACCGTCTCCGTAACATCGATGATCTTCATCTTACGTTCTTCTTCGACGTAGACATCCTTTGCCATGCTCAGCCAGACCTCACCACAGCGCCTCATAGCCTTGGAAAAGTTGGACATATAAATAAACGTCTGCATGTCTAAACGCGTCTGGATCAGCTCTACAGCCTTTCCAGATATGTTTGAAGCAATCTCCTCGCCACCAGTCTGGTTTCCCATGATCTGCATCATGTCTGTCTCTGTAATTTGCAACAGAGCTGCCATTGCCGGGGGAATCTGTGGCGGCTTTGTGTATCCGACCGGACCCGAGATTGCTTGATTGCCGTTCGCATCTGAAATCGGATTAACCAGCAGATACGGGTAGTCTTTCAAGTTATCTTCAGACCACATCACTTGATGACCGGCAACCTGTTCGGGTAATAGAATTGGCTTCTCAACAGTGCTCAGCGCCGAAATCTCAGCCAGCTTTGACAACTGCATATTCTTCAGCCGTTGCGCGTCCTTGGCGAGCCTAACATGGCCCATGCATCGCTCAATGTTGTCAACGAACCAACGCTTGCCAAAAACTGGGATAATCGGAATGCACTTGCCAGCGATGTATCCGCAATCCTCAAGGATCTTGGCGCCGCTCATGATGTACTTGTGAACCTTTTTCTTCTTCACGCGCTTCTGGCGAATCTCCCTCGTGCCGACTGCGGCAAGCATTTCTTCAAGCTGCTCGTCTTCCTTGAAGTCGTAGGTCGTGTATCTTTCCTCAGAACCGTCCAGAGTTTCAAAAATTCTAACAGTCTCGCTAACCTCTTCTACCCTGTAGTATTCCGCAACGTAAACTACGTCTGGCGTTAGCCAGTCAAATTCATATTGATGAACGGTTTTAGGCCAGCTTGCGGGGTCATCGCCGTACTCGGACAGGTAGCTGTCGTAGGTCAGCGAGCTAATAACAAAACAGACTTTGGCGTCTGCCTTGTCCTGACGCTTAGAGTCCAGATCGAACCAGACGCTGCTGTCGGCGTCATAGATCGGCTCAATTAAAATTCTTTGCCGTTCGTCCTCGTCGTTTTCGTGGTCCTCGTAGTCAGCCCGTAACCGCCACGCACCAAACCCGCCACCGACTGCCTCCTCGAACGCGTTGTCATAGGCTTCATTCGCAATCGAATCTTTTTCGTCCGCTCGATACAGGCCATCGCAGACATCTGCTAGCTTGTCATTTGCAGTTCCATCTTTCGATGTAAAATCAACGGTGACGCGATTGTTTCGGTACTCGTTGATAATTCGCATGACCGACAGGGCGATCTTGTTTACTTCTAGCCGGGGCTTGTTCTCAAATTGGTCTAGCAGATTGCCTTCCCATTGAGCGCCGTTGATCGAGTAGAACCGACGATCCTCTAAACATTGCAACCGCTCGTCGCGCAGAGCACTTTGTATTCTGTCGAACTCATGTAGTGCGTCTTGATGAACATTCGCCAGACGCTGATCATTTGTCATTCGAGCCATAACAATTCCTCGTTTGTCAAGCCATTATCTACCACCGATTCGCGGTTGGCAATGGCACGAAGTCTGTGACCGCAGTAGTTGGATTAGCGCGCCTGACACCCTCGCAAGCATATCTTAACGCATCAATCACATGATTTTTCTTGTCCTCAAGTATTGGAAGCACCTGATTCGTTACTGGATCGGTTTTGTAGCTGTACAGCATCAGCTCGTCAATCGTGTGCGTACAGCGCGGGTGAACAATGATATCGTAACTCTTCAGCCACTCAATGCCCTCTTCGACAGACTTCGGCCCCTTGATCGCGCTCATAATTTTTGGAAACCCATTCTTCCGCATGTGGCTAATCGTTTCAGGTCTTGCACTGTCAGCCACGATGGGCCACTTCTCGCTATCAGGGATCTGCATGAACAGGTCAGGCGTGTCAGTGATCTCACACCCAACCATATACGCCTCATAATCAACGTAGAGCTTCCTGCCGGAGATATGGCATCGAACCAATACGGTTGGGTCAACTGAGAATCCCCAGTCTGCACCAAGCCTGTGGATCGCCTCATCTGGTGCATCAAACTCCTCAACGCACCAATTCCTAAACACCCGGGACTGGCTGTTTTGCAGATACGCACCCTTCCAAACGTGCTGAAATTTGTCTGGATCCCGGCGCTTGTCGTATTCCATCTCGTCCTTCAGGACATCGGGGAACCAAGGGTTGTCTTGAAAGTTGACCTCAATAACGACGGATTGAGGCGGTGGATTGTCACCACGCAGCAGCCAGTTGACCGGATCGTTCTCGTTTCTGGGGTTCCAAGTGAACCAAAGTTCCGACCCGGGCTTCCGTATCGTCGGTCTGAGCAGATCTAGGGACTGCTGGCTGAGGCTTTGCGCTTCTTCGACCCAAGCCCGATCGTAGCCCTCAAGCGATTTAATTGAGTCTGCGGTGTGATTCTGCATCCCCTGAAAGATAATCCGCCCGTTTCCGCGCCGTGACTTAATGACCGCGTCTTGAACCTCAAAAAACTCACCCGCGTTCAGCTCTTCGATCTTGAGCTCTAGCAGTCGTTTGACGGATTGGTTCAGTGACTTCTGGATTTCACGAACGCAAACCGATGACTGGTTGGGGTTCATGATATGTTCTTCGATTAGCATCTCAGCGAACATGTGCGACTTGCCACTGCCTCGACCACCAAACGCGGCCTTGTACCGGCATGGCTCGAACAGGGGCAAAGCCCACTCAGGCGTCTGAATCTCAAGAATTTTATTCTTTAATGATGACACGCTCGATCCTCTGGATTGAAACTGGAGCCTGCTCATCACCGCTCAGTTCCAGCTTGTCACCGTACTTTTTTGGCGCCATCTTGGATAATAACCACTTGCGCGTATCTACACGCAGGCGCTGCTTCTGAACCATCGCCGAGTCAACTTTGCCCTCGCCGGTCGGGATTAAATCCTCATCGGCAATTGTCATGATGTCATCCGCGATTTTGTCAATCATCGCAGCTCTCGCGTGTGCGTATTGTCCGGCTAATTCTTCGTCTTTATCCACCCAATCCAAAAAAGTTTGCCTTGCAACGCCTGCTGATTCCGCTGACTGCCTCAAGCTTTTCCCTTCACGCATCTGCGCTAGGACTTTAGAAATTTTCTGCTGTTTGTCTGTCTTCGCCATGATTACTCTCTTTGATTTTTGCTCTGTACGTTTTGACTAACCCCTTCAGGTCATCAATGGTGTACTTCACGGGAGGGTGAGGCCCCTCCAGCCATTTTACGTTATCTTCCCCAATTCGGTAAATCAACCTTGGTCGGTACTGATCGATTGCGCCAGACTTGTAATTATTACACTGAGCGCACTGCTTGTGTACGTTTAACGGTTCGAACCTCAGCTCTGGGTGACCCCCCACCGTTTTGTAATGGCCAGCATGAAACTGACATGGCCCCCGGGTTCCGCAGCTAATACAGGGCTGCTTGTCATCACGAAGCCGAATCCATTGGTTAAACACCTCTTGGGCCTTCTTGACCCAGTAACTTCGATCCTTGTCCCGGACCCGTTTTTTCATTTCCCTGCTTGCTGCTCGATCCTTCTTGACGCGTTCTTGTTTTGCCAGCTCTAGCGCGCAACCCATGCTGCAAACCTTTTGCAGCGAACGAGGCGGCTCAAATGATTCTCGGCAGATCTTGCATTTTTTCATCGAAACATTTCGTCAGTGTTAGTCAGTTGGAATCCAAGCCCCTCAAGATGCTCTCGGACCTTGTCCATAAACTGAGCAAACTGCTTCACTGACATCACGCGAGTTACCGGATAATCCCCGGGCTCCTGCATCCACTCCAATTTTTCTTCGTAGGTGTAACGATCCTTAAACAAGCGGTCATACTTTTCTCGATAACGCTCCGAACCTTTCCGCATGATTGGAACCCCAAAGTGCAATTTACAGTACGCTCGATACTCCTCGGCAGTTTGATCACCCTGAGCCTCTGCGTCTCTGTACCATTTGCCCACCAGATTATTCTGATCAAGTGATCGGTCACTTTCGTGCGGTTTTATCCACACATCCATCGCTTGGCTGAAATCAATCTGCTTCAACAGAGTCCAAAGCTTATCCTTCTCGTCAACATTGTGAATGGTTAGGTGTACTTCTTCGGCAATTAACCTGTCTGGCATTGGTAAATGTTTGATATTGTTCATGATTATACCTCAATGAAAGTGTGACGGCATCAGTTCTGGAAGATTGACCGGCGGTAATTCTTTGCTGACCTGTTCTCGGGTCCGAAAGAATCCATCGTGCTGCGGGTACTTCCGCATAAACGCTCTAGCGTAAAATGCTCGATAATTGTTGTTCAGTTTGAAACTGGTAACACCATCACCACCCGCATCTTTTTCCCACCTAATGCGCTCAAAAATCGCATTAACACTGTAGTTTTTGAAACCCCGATCTATCCTCTCGAACGTAAATTTACAAAATAACTTCCAAACGTCTGGGTTCTGGCGATTGAAGTTGATCACCTGTTGACGAATTTCCTCGTGCCTATCGTCCATTGAAAAACTCCTTTAGCTGCGCTCGAATCTCGTCAGGATCTTTGCGGTGGTAACGCTCTGGCTCAATGGACTTCTCTACGCACATCTCAAAGTGACGCTGAGTAATCGTATATGACCTGCACTTTGTGCAGATCGGCAGACCTTGAGGCGGCTTCTCAGCAGACGCCTGTCCTCTGCACAATTTCTTAAACTCACCGATCGTCGGAGCAAACTTCGGAAACTCATCAGGCATAATCTTCAGAGCCGCGTCAATCTTGTCCTCGCTGAAGCTTTCAAGGTGACTAAACCAGAGGCGCTTGGTTTCAGTCTCGTTTTCGTTCTTGAGAAAGGTCGGGTAGGTAATCCGTAACATTGCGAATATTTTGTTCACCCGGTTGAGCGATGAGTCCATCTGCCCACGAGTAGTCATCGAGTAGTTGCCTTGCTGTTGGTTGTACATGCTTTTCTTCCTTTTCTTCGTACACGGTTTTCCAGCCCTGAGCATTAGCCTCTTCAATCATAGCGGTTGCTGACTGGCCTTTTGATACAAACTTTTCAATCCGGTTCAACAAAGTGTTAACACCTCGGGTTGAATTGTTTGCCTTTAACTTTTTTCTAATCCCTAAAAATTCATTCCAAAGATCCATTTCAACGCCGAGCGCATTTATGCGCGCAGTAATTTCTTTTTGGTTTACTTTTTCTTTATCTGTTTCTGTATCTGTATCTGTATCTGTATCTGTATGGCATTCCGACCGTAATGCGACCGCATTAGTCGTTTCGTTGATTTTATTAGGTTTTTTAGTTCCAGAATGATCCGGTAAGTTCCACCGTTTGTTCGCGTTCTCAACATTTTTTTGAGATTTTTGTCGAAAAAGTTTCAATTCTTCGCTCAAGCGCGGGTTAAACCACTGTTCATTCTCAAGGTAAAAGGCACCATCTTCAGCAAATAAAACTGCTTTTATCCGCTTCCATTGAGATGGCTTGCAACGCAAAACATTACAAATCCAGCGATCATTGTTTGGCAATCCGCCGCCCATCTTCCACGCTGCTGACAGCAATCGGATGTAAGCACCTTCCTGCTCAAGTGTGTAATTGAAGATCTGATGACTGTCCAACCAGTCGGTCGGATAAAACGGAAAATACGGACTACTTTTCGACATTACGACCTCACTCTAGGTATGTCTGCGTATGCAGGAGTAACTGTACGTTGCTCTACGTCCGCAGATGAACTAGAATAGGCATCGTTAACCTTGCTGGATAACGCTCCGCCCATCCCTTTGTGGGCATAAGAAGGCCCCCTTGTCGGGGCTTTTTTATGCACGTTCGAAAACTTCTCGATGAATAACCTCAAGCTTCAACAGCTTAAAATCCTCGTCGATTGAAACCAAAAGTTCAGACCCATCTTTTCTTGACCGATTCCGAATCTTCTGCTCCGCAACACCTAACTCTAGGCTGATTCGCCGAATGTTGCTGTTAAACCGTTCCATGTAAACTTCGATTGGTAATTGCATATTTGTCACCTCCTGAGCGGATCCTAGCACCGAATTAATTTTAAAAAAAGCTTTTCTTCGGTTAAATTTTCATTTAAAGTTAGATTTCCAGCAATTTAAGAGGTTAACAACATGCAAAATTTCGACGAAACCAAAGAGCCGTGGTACTCGCTTTGGTGCCATTACGAGCATCTTTGTAGAGTTAAATCAGTTATTCCTAACGACGATCAAAATGTTTGGTTCGAAGCAATAAAGGCTCGGTCAAGAGCAATTAAAGTTGCTTCAAGCGTATTGATCAAGCAGTTCCCCGAGTTCTTTCAGTGGATTGAATGGTCGCTAGACGATCTAACTGGCAACGGATTCCCAATCTGTGACGATTACATCGACTATCACTGGGGCTACTCTGGTATACCAGCAGATTTCAAATTTAAATTTGATAGCACCCAGCAGGATTTTGAAGATTTCTATGAAATTGAAGGAGCATACGCATGAAGATGAGCGAGCAAATCAACGAACTGGCAACTGCACTCGTAGTTGCCCAAGGTCTGATTCAAAACCCAACCAAGTCTGTGAAAAACGATTTTTTCAAGTCGAAGTACGCGGACCTAGCCGGTGTGATCGATGTGGTCCGTCCAGCATTTACTGAAGCAGGCATAGCCGTCATACAAGCGCCGTCAACAGACGCAGACGGCGAGATAAGCGTTACCACTACCTTAGTGCATACATCCGGTCAGTGGATGTCTGAGCACATATCTATGGCGATTGATCCCAACTCCAAGAATCCCGCACAAGCTGCCGGATCTTTGATCACCTACCTTCGCCGGTATTCTCTAAGCGCATTCGCCAACGTCGCTCAGGAAGATGATGACGGCAACAGCCTAAATGTTTCTGAGAAATCAAAAGAGCCTGATGCCCCAAAGGTCATAAATCACAAGCAGATTGTTACTTTAAGAAAAATGTTAGAAGAAGGTGGTTCTGACAGTGAGGAAAAATTTTTAAAAGCATACAAAATAAATTCACTTATGGAAGTTTCTAAAAGCAGCTTTGACAATATGTGCGAAAAAATAAAAATAAGAAACGCATCTTTGTTAAGTAATCAAAACACATGATTGTTCATACGGTCGAACAAGGCACAGACGAGTGGCTATCGTTAAGGCTTGGAATGCCAACGGCATCTAACTTTAAAAAAATATTCACAGCGTCTGGAAAACCTTCAACATCTGCTGACGATTACATGTACGAGCTCATTGCTGAGCAGCTTTCAGGGCAATCTACGTTTGTAAAAGTCACGGACGATATGCAACGCGGACTTGATCTCGAAGACGAAGCAATTGGCATCTATGAATGGGAATTTAACGTCGAGACTACAATTGTTGGGTTTGTTACGAACAATGACAAAACTTATGGCTGTAGTCCTGACCGAATGAACCTAGAAGTCAAATGCCCTCGTGACAAAAACCATGTCAAATGGGCGTTAACGGGAAAAGTCCCGGCAGATCATTTCTGCCAAGTGCAGGGGTGCATGTGGGTTTGCGAACAAGACTATTGGGATTTCTTGAGCTATACCCAATCGATTGGCACCTTCTGCACTCGCGTCTATCGTGATGATGAATGGATTTCTGGCATGGAAAAAGAGATGGAAAAGTTTCTAAGCAAGAAAAATAAAGCGTTAGAAAAATTAACTAAAAGGGAAATATAAAATGGAAGATAAAATTTGGGTAGATGGTCTGCGTGTGTACAAGCCCGACGAGCGAGCGCCTGACTTCGTCAAGGCCAACATTGTGATCAACAAGGCAGAGATGCTTGCATGGCTTGCAACTCAGTCTGGTGACAAGATAAAGGTGCAGATGAAGGAGGCCCGGTCTGGCAACTATTATGCTGAAGTTGACACCTACCAGCGTCAAGAAAATCCAGCAGAGCAGTTACCAGAACAGTTGCCCGTTGATGACAACTTCGACGATGATATTCCGTTTTGATAAGGCCAAGATATGAGCAGGAAGATGACCGTCAGGCAGAGGTCAAGATCATGGAGAGGGTCGCCACGGCCCTCGAGTTTTCAGATTTCAGGAAGCTGCCTGCAAGCTACGTTTTAGATTTTGCTGCGATCAGGGGTAAGGAGATTGCTGGATTTGTTGAGGTCAAACGTCGCCGCAACAAAATGAGCCAGTACCCAGACATCTTTGTTGCGCTTCACAAGCTAAACGCGGCAAGACAGTTAAACATGATCGGAAAAAAAACAATCTTCGCTGTTGAATGGGATGACTGTACCGGGTGGCTGTTGTTAGAAAACCCATCGCACATAAGCTTTACCGGCAGGGTGGATCGTAACGATCCGGCTGACCTAGAGCCAATGGCACACTTTCCAATTGACAGAGTTAAAATTATTTAAAGTTCCACATGAAACAGCAAGGAGCAGTTATGAAAAAAGAATCTAAACACTGGACTATCAAAGAAATTAATCGCCTGCTAACTATGTGTGAGCGTGGCGCATCAACCTCTGAGATCGCTGAGAAATTGGACCGCAACGAAAAGGCAATTTCTAACAAGATATATCGAATGCGCCAGCAGTTGAGTTATCGATCGTACCGACCTCGGAAGAATGGAGATCCAGAGCCAAGTTTCGAAAATGTCATGAACGAAAAGGAATGGATGCCTTGGTTCAAACGCCTGTTTAAGTGACAGGCTTGTGCTAAGCAGGCGCCTTTTTTGGCGCCTTTTTTTTGCAATTAATTTCGTTTAACCCCTTCCATTGTTACCAGTAACATGCAATACTTCTTTTGTGGTTGAGGTTAATGTAATTTTAAACAGCAAGGAAATACAAATGGAACTCAAGCAAGAGATTTTTTGGCAAACACAAGCTCGGGGCAGTAATGACTCCGAGTATCAGATCTACCTTGGCTGCGCCGACGATGGTAACGGTATCGACATCACCACTGGTGCACCACTCAAAACATATGACGAGTGGATCAACTCTTAATCAAACAGCAAGGAGAGAGCAATGACAGTAAGAGCGAACATTGATTACAGAAACGGGTACATGTCTTCGGAGTTTATTGAAGGCATGGCTCGCCGTTATTTTGGGGACGATGTTGTTGACGCTTTACCGCGTTACGTTAGAGGTAAGCGCAAGGGCCAGCTAAAAGGTTTTCTCCGGTGGCAAAAGGTCTCCAAAGGGGGTTGGGTAAAAACCGGCGCTTATGATCACGACGGAATGCGAGCATCTGGTTATGTTGAACGAAGAGTTGGCAAGGTTATTAATGTTGATCTTAGCATTCCAGTATGGGGTTCAGAGGAGACTTTGATCGCAACATGGGACTGGGAGAACGGTGTGGAGCGTGATTCTGTAAAAGTTAAAGTGCACGAGACAAAAGCGGCTTAGGCCGCTAGGAGGAATAATGGAACCAACTAGAATTGAGTTATTGGAGGCTTGGATCACAATCCAAAAGCTTCTGCAAACGGATCCGAAACTTGACGAATATCACAAGCAGATTCTGCCTGATGTTCTGAGCCTTCTGAACCACCGTCAAGACAAGTTAAAGGGGCGCGAGTGATGGTCAAGGTCAAACGGTTTGCGGGGCTTGTAGTGGCCCTGCTGTTCATCTGGCTGCTGAGCTGGGCGGGTAACGCAGACTACGAAGAGCAGCTGCGTCAGGAGCGTGAGTACAAATACAACGTCTGTGTTGCCAAAGCTTGGCCGGACTTCAAAGAAACAAAACCATGCGAGAATAAGTCATGACAACAACAAACGCCGAACGTCAGGCTGCGTTTAAAGAAAAAATGCGAGCCGCTGGGTTGAAACAAATAACCCTGTGGATTCACCCAGAAGACGAAAGCCGGGTCCGAGAGTTTAATAAAAAAGGAAAAAGCGATGACGTTAAATCAAATAAAATCTAGGCTGCGTGATCTTGATAAGGGTATTTTTACCGGCTGGGCTATAATCACATCATTCTCTTTAGGATTCATCATCGGAGCGATGCTGCTATGAGTAAAATTACCATTGAGATCGATGAACACGATTTCGAGCGTTTAGTCGAGTTGGCAGAAACTCAGCACGACATACTGCACACGCTCGAAAAAATTCTAGAAGAGGTCAAGAATAACGCCAGTGCATCGGGGTAGTCTCACGCATGTCAACGTGAATAAAAGTCTTGGCAGTGCCCACCCCTGAAAATCCCATTGCGAGCGCATGCTTAACAATGATAAACCTCTGCGCTCCACCGCTAACCGCAATATCCGCTGCAATCCCGAGGCAGTGCTGACCGGGCTGAGACTTGTTTATTTCGGCGCTGTGGCTAGGATCTCGATACCCTGACGTTATCAAAAACGGAAAGCCGCAAGCGTCCCTGAGGTCATCTAGGGCGTGTACAAACGATTCTTGGATCAGGTTGTTGCCGGTTTCTTTGCAGGCAAACTCTGACAGGTCATTTTTAAAATATCGAAGCTTCATTTGTTCCGATTAACCCCTGAATGCTTTTCAAAGGTCCGCATCCCTCCAAGGCCCAACATGCCCAACAAAACCGGCATCATGGTCTCCAGAGGTATCAGGGGCACTTCAATCTCGGACCCGGCAAGTGCAAGTACAAAGTTTGTAAAGGGGATGGTAATGAAGTTTCCAAACATACTAAGTACACAAACCCAGCCAACAGCAGGACGCCAACCAGATACAAACAAAGATTTATGAGCCGCCTCAACCTTGTTCACCTCCAACTGTTCGCGTGACAGTTCTCTAGCGTGGTTTTTAGCCATTGTAGCGACTTCGTGCGCTAGGAGTGCCTTCTGGTCCTTGTCCTCAATAAACTTGTCTAGAAGGTTCGTAACAGGCCCTATAAGCTTGTCAATCATTTAACTTGCACCAGCTTGTTGTTGTAAATTTCAAATATCGTCTCAATCTTTTGTTCTTGCGTTTCAGTTTGGCTTCTAATCCGACCCAAATCAATTTCAATTACTCGGACCTGTTTTTCAATGTCGTTTATCTCAAGGATTTTTTCTTTGAGCATTATAATGTTTGAATCTTGTCGAAGGTCAGCGGGTAAGCTGCCACGCAAGCCCAGCGGCCACTCCCTAACAAAATTTGCGTTTTCACCAACCTTGATGTCTTGAATCTCAAGCCTCTGCTCAACCTGAGTTATCCGGGTGTTCAAGGTGACGTATGCAGTGGTCGCCATCACCAACCCTGCGCCTAGCGCAACTAAATTTCGGAGCGGAATCTCAACGGTCGTATTGTCATTAATCTCAGCCATTACTTGCCTCGATTATTCCAAAGCTCAAACAGTGTGCGGACCTTTTCCTTGATCTGCTCAATGTCAGCATGCATTTTTGCAAGCACAATCACGAGGGTCACGAACGCAATTGCTATCGGCCAGATCGTACCAATTGCCTCAAGTGCATCCATTTCATTCTGCTAGTTTAGCAGCGAACCCCGTCCAGACCGCGATGCACAGCCCAACCGCGACCGTACCGACGATGGCCATCATTGAGTGATCAGCAGCCCGGCGCATCTTCCGACCAAACCGCAGATCCTCTCGAAACTCCTCGATGGACTCGGGCTTGTCAATGTCCACACCTAGAATAGCGAAAACCTTCTTGACAGCCCGATCGGCAGCGTCCTGCTCGCTCACTACAACCCTTGACCGGGCGTGATGTAAATCGTAGCCGTACCGCTCGATGACTTGCCAGTGAAGAATGCACTAGCGCCAAACCTCAGAACCTCGTCGGTCCCGGGAAGCAAAGGCACAGAGGTCGCAACAGCGCCTGCATTAGCAATCGCTTCAGCAGAAGTCGCGCCAACGCCTAAAAAAACCGTGACAGTGCTGTCGTTAATGATCCTGTACTGCCCAGCATCCGAATTAATCGTTGCTCGGACAGGAGCCTGCTGACCAGCTGGAGGAGTAGGCGTAGCCGCCGCAAAGGTGATTGTGTCACCTAGCGGAGCGAATGGGATTTGTGAACTACTAGCCATTATTCTTCTCCTTCAGCAGCCTGAGCCGCCGCGTATGCAGCCTGTGACTCAGCCGTAAATACAGCTTGTACGATTGCCAACACATCTGGCTCTTCGTTCAAAAAATCATCGCCCGGTGTTACCACTCGACGGTGAAATGATCGTGAGATCTCTACGTCATCACGCTTGATGATCGTTGCAGTGCGAACTTGGATTACTGGATAGCCAGCAGCCAATTGTACTACTTCGATCTTGTCGTTTTTTGTTTCTTCTGTAAGTGCCATGTGGCCTCCTTGTTTATCGCCCTGTTGGGCCTGTCCACCCGCTAAGGGTATTAAGATGGTGCGTCTGGCGATGTGCCACCTTCTACATCATAGTTACCAGCAATTGCGCCAGTTCCTCTAACTGCATCTATGGCAGTAACATCACTTACTAGGTTTCTTAGAATTAGCCTGTAACCGCCACCAGCAGTTCTAATGTCTGTGATTGGGTTAGGTAGATCAGCCGCAATATAGTTTTCTGTTATCCAGTAGCTAATGTCTACATTGTCACTGTCTATGTAGATGCCATAATCACTGTTACCTGTAATTCCAAAAACGACATCACTTTCAGACAACACGTTGTCTTTAATAACAGTCCTGTCTGCAAAGTGTGTTTTGAAATCAAGGAGTATGGTTGGTTGCTGTGTTGCATTGTCTAAACCAGCACCAACAATATGGTTTCCCGTTATAAACAAAGACCGAATGTTGGCATCTGCATCTACAAAGATACCACTACCACCACATCCATAAACAAAGTTACCTTCAATGCGAAGGCTGTTTAACTGACCACCGTAGGAATATGCTGGGTTTACATATATTGCGTGTGTGCCGCAGTTATGGAAGTAATTGTTAGCAAACAACATCGGGCTTGCACCCCCGTCAATAATGACGCCAGCATTTGTTGCTTCTTTGATTACATTGTTTGAAAAGTTACCTTCGTTTGTTTCAATCTTTACGGCCGCAGCACCAGAAGCTCTGCGCCATTCGTTGCCTGTAGCATTTGTTCTTTGCCATAGATAAGTAACGTCAGATGTTGATATGAATGTATTGTCAGAAACTATACTGCTGTGACCGTGATATGTGCTAAGGCCACGACCAGCATTTTGAACAGTATTGTTGGAAAAGATAAAACCTGAATAATAGCCACTGCTATAGTTCCGAGATGCGTGGTCATACCCATCAAACATATTCTCTGAGATATTGACGTTCAAAAAGTTGTTTAAGTCACTTGAAACTGGAATGCCAATACGAACAGCCATGTTGTCTGTATTAGTTCCACCACTATGGATAAACGTGCATTGAGTTACTGATGGTTGAATTGCATTGAGCAATGCACATGCACCTTTATCGTTGGTAATAGCCAAGTCAGAATAGACATTAAACAAATTAAAGTTTTTATATTGAGGCCACGTTGTTGAATTACCAACCTGAACAATTCCACAGCTTTCAGAGCCACTACCAAAAAAACCGTTTTGAATGGTGACATGATCTGTTTCAACATTAAAGCAGAAGTTTTCTGATCCACTTTCCCCAATGATTGTTGACCCTTGAAGATCAATAATACAGGCACTGTTCACTGTTGCATTAGTGACTTTGTAAGCCCCTTTCGGAAAGAAGATGTTATTGCCTGTATCTAATGCAGCCTGAACAGCCGATGTGCTATCTGATACACCAGTAATGTCTGCCCCAAAGTCAACGACACTGGCGGCAGAGCCATCGATCATTCGTGCATGTGCTTTTGTCAGTGCCATTTAAGCCTCCGTTAAGATTCGGTAAAGTAAGTAATACTTCCCGACAGATATTCATTAAGCCCTGATGTGTTATCATCGTAATTTACAGACTTTGGCTCCGAACCGACTGTGGTATCAGAATATCTAAAGTCCATCGTTGTTCCATTTCCTAGCACACGCATTGCACCAGAAACAGATGTTGAGACATCATAACGTCGAATTATCCAAGACCCTAGCCATTCAGAAGCACTGAATGATCCAGCAGTAAATGGCAGAGAAACATTAATAGCCGATGCTGTAGTTGTGTCACTCAGGTTTGTTATGCTGAATGTAGCATGAACCATTTTACCGATCTTGATATAAGAACCATATTGTGCGGCACACGTTCCACTGTCTACAGTTGGTGTCCATAGACCCTCCTCGTAATCATCGAACAGCTCAGAGGTGCCAGTGCCAGCGGTAGCAGAGAAGTCGATGCCTTTGCCTGATGTGCCTATTACTAGGTTGCCAGCGAGTAGCTCTAAGTTACCGCTAGACTTCAAGAGCATCTTATAGCCGCCGTCTGCATAACCAGCAATAATAACGGCATTGTGCGCTGCGGTTGCATCAGACCGAACTAATAGCGCATTAGCATCTGCATCAGACCCGCTATTGTAAATTCTGGAAATCCAACTATCGCTATCTTTTTCTATTGTCAAAGGATAGGTTGGCGTTACGCCAGCACCGATAGCAACATTGCCATCTAGCTCAGAAGTCCCAGTGACGGTTAAATTTACAAAGTTACCATCCGCACCACCCTCAACTCTTTGCCATACGGACCCGTTAAACGCCGCCCAATCGCCTACGCCCCAGTTGGTAATACCATCTAGGTCAGTGGTCCCGGCAACGCTGACAACATAGTAATCGCCCTGTGTGCCGACTCCAGACGCAAGGGTTGGGGTGTTGGTGTCTGCGTCCCAAGTGCCCTTGTAATTCAACGCACCTAACGCATTTGCAACTGAAGAAACTGTCTTTAACATTTTATTTGCCCTTAATTATGCAAAATACGAAAACGAAAGAAAAAAATCATCTCCCGTGTTTATTGTGCTTACATCTATATAAATAGTAATAGTTGTGTCAGCCTCTGATCCTTGGTACGGAACCGTAGTGCCTTGAACAAACCTTACTGCTCCACCAACCCTGTACCCAATGCTGCCGCTTTTAATTGGATATGGCAGTGTCATCGTAAAATATGTTCCGACTGGAGTGCCAAGAACAGCATTCCCTAAAATACCGTTTATTGTAACCATTCGCCCTATCTTCGTGTAAGTCAAAGACGGATTGCCAAATGTTAGGGTGCCGCTAGTTTCTGGCGCTGTAGTAGGAACATGAACACCTTCTTCATAATCAGAAAGAATTGTGTCCGTCCCTGCCGTATTATCCTTGAATCTAATCCCGTCAGTGCCGACAAACTTTAAACCGGAATCATCGATTGAAAATATCTCTACATCAGAGGTATCCATGTATTGTTGATTTGTAAACGTGGCATTACTGCCGCCTGATCTAAACTTGTAATAAGCGTTAGTTCCGCCCACAGGTATTTTGACTTCACTATTCTCAATAACATACGTCTGGCATCCTACAAAATCAGATGCGTTTGAGCGCATCCTGCTATCCTTAATAAAAACCCTAGAGTTTGCATCAGCAATGATAGGATCTTTATTGTCACCCGGAGATGCGGCGGCGCTAAAACTCCAGCAATTATCGAGTGTCATCTCTGAACTGTCTAAGTCAACCCCGCCTGTGCCTGTCCAGATAGAGTTACTTACCTTCAAGTTAATGCTGCCAGTTGCAAAAATTTGTCTTGGAGCGCCAGTAGTACCAGCCTCGAAATAACAACCATCCCAGTTAATTAATGCACCATTTTCAATTTGCATACTTGGGTTAGTTGGATGCCCAGTCGGGTCAAACGTACAGCCAAAAAAGTTAATTCCTCTGCAAGCCGCATTACCAGAAACTAAAAGTTTCATGTCTCGCGTAGAATTGCCATAAAAACGACAACCAAAAAATTCATACGTTGCAATGTAGCTTCCAGCGCCACCGCCAATAGGCTCTAAAAACAAACCGTATCGATTGTTTCTAATTTCACAATTCATAAATTTAACGTCAAATGAATTGTCAGGGGCATATCCTTTGTTAAAGCCCATAATCCAACAGTTTTCAATTAAAAGGCCAGATGCAAAGTCTGAGGCAGTTCCTCCTACACTTAACTTGATGCCTGTTCCATTGGTAGTTCCGCTGCCTTCCCATCGAATATTTGAAATAATGTTTTCGGTTGTAGCTGTGATTGTTACAAAATCCGTTGTGCTAGTATCGACTGCAATTTTTGTCAAACCCTGTCCAAATATAGACTGACCTTCCTGCAAGGTTCCTAAAGATGCAGATACTTTATAGCCAGTAGAGGTGAAAGGAACGAATATATTTTTACCAGTTGTTATAGCATTTTGAAACGCAGTTGTATCATCCGTAGACCCATCACCAACAGCACCAAAGTCTTTGACCGATACTGACTCTTGCAGCTTGGCCTGAACGCTAGTATTAACCGCGCCAACACTGCCCTCGTTGTAGCTAACATTGGACGCGTCAACCGTACCCAAAGATGCAATTGAAAAACTAACGACCTCAATCCCGCTGAGGTTAGGCGGTGCAGTGCTGAAATTAACCGTGGCGCCTGCGAGCGAGTAGGTGTCCTTCTGCTGATAAACGCCGTCGATGTATATTTGCGTGTTATTCTCAGCAATCGGGGCTGTGGCGAGGTTAAACGCCGTCTGCGCTCCGGTCCCGGTAAAGTCTTCAACGGTCACAGAACCCGGTGATGACGGAACCCACGTTGATCCGCTCCAAACCTTCAGCTCGTTAACCACAGTGTTAAAATACAAATCACCAACCTGTAGCGGTGTGCCATCGTTTCTAGCAATCGGGTCGGTGGCGTGTGCGCCCTGATACTGCGTAATTTCCTCAACATTGTTGGTGACGTTCGTAATAACCGCGCTAGGCGCGTTGTAGACCGTTACAAGGTTCTTGTTCTGTACCAGAATGGAGTAAGCAGCCCCAGTGTAAACAGCCGCTGGTGATCCGTTACGCACGATATAGCCACCGGACGTTCTTAGGGGTTGATCAGCGGGTATCTGGAACTCTTCGTCCCAAAAGGCGCCCGTAGGGGCCGTGATCGGATCTTGATACTCTAGCCCAATGTAAACGTAGCCATCGTTAAGCGCCGACCCATCAGTGTCTGAAAAGTTGGGGTAACCGGGGGTAATGCTGATTGCGGTCATTCTTTTGGCTCCTTCAGAGCTTCTCTGATCCTAGCTTTGAGTTTACGATTTTTTACATAGTCAAGCGATTCTTTTAATACGGCCCTTCCAGCAATTGGCATTCCAGAGATACCGTAGGTCAGTATCGTATCTACTGCATTGCCAATAGCCGATGCGGTGTTGGAAAAGTTAACCGATCCCGGGGGCGCAGTGTAAATCACAGTTGACAATTCAGCCAAATCCCTTAACTGCTGCGCTATCTTTTTACCGTACAGCGATTCTAATTTTCCATCATTGTCAAGCGCCTTAATAACTTTTTGTAGCTTGTCAGGTGAAAGTAACGGATTTCCTGCTGCGTCCTTTTGACTTACTGACAGGCTTCGATCTTTAATAAATTCTATACCCTGAGCCTTCAAATCAGCCCAAGCCTGACGCCCATCTGGACCCGCTTTAAGGAGCGTTCGTCGCAGCTTGTTCATTTCTTCAACTGGCGACAGGATAATGATTTTGTTGAACACATCCTCAAAGGCAATTGCTCGCTCAGAGGTGTTACCCTTTTTGGCTAAAAGCTTTGCAGTTAATCCTACGTTCTCAAATTCTTCTGCGTACTTTGCACGTTCTCGTCTGGCTCTTTTATATATTTCGCCACCTAAGCCCTCTGTTGAGCTATCGATAGCAGCATTTATTTTTCTAGCCATTAATGACTGTCGCTTGTCAGCCCAGTCAGTGGCTTGGTTTACAAATTGTCTTAATAATTCTGCATCCTTGATGCTTAATTCTTGAGCAATTAAATTGCCTTCTTCATTGACGGCAATAGCGCCGAGGCGAGTAGCCTCTTTTCTGATTGGGCCAACATTTCCTGCAACGCCCTCAAACCTTGCCAAGTCTTCAAGCGCCAAGACCAAAGGTTGCATTTCAACCAAGCCTAAAGTATCCCCGGCCTCGTCTGCCTGTTTATATAATTTTTGTATTTTCTTACGTTGTACTTCAGCTTTATTTTTAACAGCACTGTCAACTGCCATGCCGATCGCTCGAACCTCACGTTCAATCGGTGTTGGCAAGTCAATCAAGGCGTCAAAGTTATCAATAAAGTTTGCAGTCTGAGCCTGTACCCTTTCACGCAACGGGGCACCAATTTCACCAAGCTTTGCAGTTTCCTTCTCAAACTGTAACTGAGCAAAGTCCCGGGTAGCTTGACCAGCCGTTAAGCCTGTTCTGCCCTCAAATGGCACCGGCATCTGCGCGGCAACTTCACGCCTTACCACTTCAACGGGAACCTCTGCCGCCCCAACGCTTCTGGGCGGTAGGCCCTCCTCAATAATAATCTCTTCAGGCATTACCCTAGCGGGGCCGACCTTTTGCGGCCTTTCCATTAACTCGCCAGCCATCGGACGCTGAGGCATTACTCGTCTGGCAGCCTCAGCAACCCTTGGAGCCGCAGTCCTGACTGCTTGCCCACCAGCAGTTAGAGCGGCTGGAATCGCCCCAGCAGCGCCCATAGCAGGAACAAACGCAGGAGCAGCCTCTAACGGCTCTGCAATCGCCTGCATATATTGTTGACCGGCTTCAGTTCTAGGCGCGTAAGTTAACTGCTCCATACCACCGGCAGCGGCCTGTTCTATCAGACGAGCGGCTTCTGGTGTGCCGAACTCTCCGCGCAATATGGCAGCAGTCAGTCCACCAATTGTGCCGCCTAGCATTCCTAAAGCGCCTGTAGTCGGAGCGGTGGCAAGTGTTGTTAAAACTTCAGCAGCACCTAGCAACCGTTCTTTAGCAAGTATTGGGTCTTCAGGCATCTTAGGGCCGAGGTCAACGCCGGGCAATGTAACCTCGCCAGACGCATCCATTTGTGGTATTTCAGGAGTCGGCGTAAATACAGCGCCATATTCTTCAGCCAAAGCAAAGTAATCAACTTCTTTGTCTGAAGTAAGTTGATCAATTTCATCTTTATCAGTTTCAACAACCTCATCGGGCGTAAATACGGCACCGTATTGTTTTGCTAAAGCTTCGTAATCTGTTGCCATTTTTACCGGCCTTGATTTCTTTTGAATTCTAAAAAAGTTTGTTCGTCTTGAAAGGTCAAAGTTCCGCCCGGAACATTAACTTTAAAAACTTGAGTCTCGACATCTTCTGATGGCATCGGACCCCGAGGCGGCTCGGCTGCGCCAATTTCAAAAAATATGTTTTCAGTATTTAGACCGTAACCTTTAGCGATTCTTTCTATACCAGCTCTAACCTTTTTCTCTCCACCCTCAGCAGCGTCATATAGCCCTTTAGCCGACTTTAAAAATGAAGCCCTTACTTGTGGAGTTAATCGAGCGCCACCCAAAAGCTTGTTGTACTGAACGCCAACTTTAGACCAAGCACCACCAGCATTTTCTGCGTTAGCAAATTCACCCTCTCTAACGGTTGAACCGGGATCCAGCATCTTCATGTAGTTAAAGATCAAGGCCAAATCTGCTGGACCTTCATCAGCTAAAGTTTCAGGCGATCCAACGGCAAGCATCCTGCCGTAGGCATCTCGAACTTTGACAAAGTCTTTAGTGTTATCGGTATACTCTTTACGCATTTTTGATTCAATTTCAGGACGCTTTTCGAGGGGTATAATGCCCTGTGCGATTGCATCAGCATTTGCTTGAGCCCTTACAGCTTCTGCGCCTGATTTCTTTTCTGCCGCTCTAGATGCAGCGATTGCAGCCTTAGCTTGTTTCACTTGTTGTTCGCTTAAATCTAAATCAAAAGCCAGTTGATCCGGTTTATAAGCCATTTCTAACAGAGCAACGGATGAGTTAGCTTCTTTTAACAAAGCATCAGCAGTAGCAGCCCTAAGCTTGAATGGGCGCTCTTCTTCGGCCCTAGCCTCTTCGCCTCTAGTCTTCATCGTGGCGAAGTAGTCTTTACCGCCGGGTAGCGTAGCAATTCTTGCGGCTACCATCATCTCGGCTGCGTCCGGGTCCGTTCGAGCAAGCTCTCTAGCGTCAACCCACATCTTGTTTAATCCGGGATTGTTTTTTGTGGCCTGAACCCTTCTATCTAAAATTTGATCAAGTATTTCAAAGTCAGTTTCACCTGTAAGCACATTTTTTAGTGCAGTATGAATCTGAGTCGCGTCTGTAAAAGCACTCTGCTGTTGTTGTTCAGAAAGTGCATCGAATTGTTTTTGTGCAAGCTCTGCGAATTGCGGGTTATACATACCAATCCGTAAAGCCTGATCGTAAGTCCTTTGGTCGGCAGGCGTCTCAAAATACTCGTTTACCAGCCTGTTGCCTTCTTCCTGCCTTTGCAAAGCTAACTCTCTGGCCTCTCTAGCCTCTTTAGCTTTTTGACCGGCAGCGCCAACATTAAAAGCTTGACCGAAAGCCTGTAACGGACTCGGTATGTTTAGCGAATAGTCGTATGGTTGTGCCATTGTTACTTACCTTTTTAAAATCCTAAAAACCCGCCCATTGTCTGACCAGAACCAGCCGCCATTCCAGCAATTTGCAAAGGCATATTGAATAGGCTACCTAAAGCTTGGCCTTGACCCAGCGCAGCACCAGCCCGAGCTTGACCCTGCTGACCGTACAAGTTAGCAATGTTGCCTGCCGTCTGCTGACCAAATCCAGCCTGACCAGCCGCTGAAGCCTGACCTAACGAAGTTAAACCGGCAAGGTTTTGATATTGATTCTGAATCATGCTCTGAAGCATCTGGGGTCTAAATTGACCCAGAGCGGCTTGGATGTTTCCACCGCGTAAACCACCAGTTGCGGATGCACCGGCTAATATTCCAGCCTCGCCCTGCTCAACCAGTGACTGAAACAGTGGACCTTGCTCAATCCCGGCGTAGGCTTGCTGCTGTGCCTCTGGCCCTAACAGCCCAAGAATCGCCTGCTGCGCCTCTAATGACCCAGTGCCAGCTTGAACATACGGAGCCATTAACCTTTCAGTGGCTAATCGTGCCGCCCTCTGCTCTTCAATGCCCATCTCAGCAGAACGCTCTTGCGCTCTGCCCGCCTTTCTCGCCGCTCTTGACTGAATAGCTGAACTAGCAAGCCCCCCGCCTACAATAGCAACCGCTGGATGTGGCATTATGAAAACTCCTCTAAATAATCTTCGTATTTTTCGCCGTACATTCTCATCACCATGTGGGCGCTGTCTTTAGCAACCTCAGCCCCGTGACAGAGCTGTACAACAGTTAAAATAATGTCGTAGTAACCAGCCCTCCACATAAACGATCTGGCATCTACATCTCCCTCACGCTCAACGTGGTCTGACGCCTGCCACTTCAAAATAGCGTTCGCCAGTAGCGGGACTAATGCCGCGCTCTTTTGTGCAAAAAATGCGTTGGAGTATTGTCCAACCATCATGTGCCATAGAACGTGGTCTAAATCCTTTCTGTCTACTTTGTCACCATCGGCAACATCGTCGAAAAACTGTATGGATCTGTAGAGATCAATTAGCCACTCTGTGGCCTCTTCTGGTAGGCAGAACACTTCAACGAAATTACGCCTTAGCCAGTCAACATCTTCCATCAAACAGTCCTTTTCACATCATTGTCTCATATATTTGCGTTAATTCAATTCTTATGCTATCTCGCTGCCGGTCGCGCTCAGGACCAAAGAGTTAGCAGCGCCAGCCTGCGTTACAATCGTGCCGCCATCAGGTAGCACCTGACCAATCAACTCTGGGCATGAGTAGGTCTCGCGAGGCGCAATTGTCCTAGCGTTAATCACCGTATTAGACGCCAAAGGATTACCGGCAGAGTTAGCGTTGGGCAGGTAGACAGTGATAAAGGCATTGCTTGCGCCCACGTTCGTAACTGTGAACTTGTCAATTATCGTAGTCACGCCGGTCGCAGTGTACTGAATTGTCGCCGCCGTCTCTGCCAGCCTTCTTGAAATAATGTTCGTTACTGTAATAGCCATAATAAACCTACTGTTGTACCTGAGTGACGGCGACCAAGACCGCAGGGGCTGCTGGAGCAAAAGCCGTTGCAGCCGTGGCGTCTAGGAATAAACCCGTATTATCAACCGCAAACATCATCTCAACGTATTCACCGGCGTCGAGTGAAATGAAGTCACTTTTATGCGCTGACTTTGCTTCATTGTTACCTGACAAGGTTACCACGCTCGCAGAGTCTGCAATGTCAACGCCGTTCTTCCTGAACCACAGCCATGCGTTCTTGGAGCTTGCCGAATTCGATAACAGTTGAAAGTTTACCTGAAAGCTGTACAGGCCAGAAAATTCTGCCACCAGCCTAGAGGTTGGCGTACCAATCGTGACCCCGTTAGCAACCTCGGTTACGTTCATCTCAATCGGGTACGCTGTGTTAATCACCGCAGCCGTTACGTCTGTGGTCCTAGCAAACTGCCCATAATAAAACTGCTGCTCAATGATGGGCCGAACGAATATCTCACCGACAGTCGCGCTAACAACGACCACAATAGCGACCGGGATCGCCACATCAGGGGCCGTAGGTTTAACCTTGGTCAGCCCTCCAGCAATCGTTGGGCTTGCGTAAAGCTCGTCACCCTCAACCCATGTTTCGCTAACCGCGCTGCCGGTAGTGTCAATGCCTCGGACATTTCCGAAGGTCGTTACAAACCCTACCTCGCCATTTAAAATGTCCTGAGTGGCTACGCCGAAAAAATAGTTCATCGGCAGGGTGCCGTCAGCGATGTAATCCAAAAGCTCTAGTCGGTTGTTACCGTTGACCCCGGCAAACCCGATAGCTGATCCGTTAGTAATCGTGGATCCGGTGTTGTTGCGTCCGTAGATATAGGCCTCTTGGCCTACTTGCTGGACTACACCGCCAGAATGATGGAGGTTTAGCGTGTCATCAAACGCGTTCCAAACTACGCGAGCATCTTTGTCCGCGTGTGGCGCGGAAGGATTAAAGTCGATGTAGTCGGTCTTGAGGTGATTAGTGTCTACCGCCTGATTCGCGGTGTTGGAGGCCAACTGAGCGATGATCTCAACGTCAACAATTGTGTTATCGCTGCTGCCAGCGTCCACAGTGTCAAACAGCTTCTCGAACTGTATTATCTGTTCGTGATCCTTCAGGAATACCGCTAACTGGTCCCGGGTTAGTCCTAGCCTTGATTTAGCCATTTTAGTAGGCCAACGGCTCTACCTGAGCCTCTAGTCGAGCAAATGATACATGCGCGTCAGATTCGCCTCTAAACCTTTGTATCCTCCAGTTGACCATTGACCCCTGCTGAAACCAAACCAGCCGCTTGTTTCTGTTGCCCTGCGTTCCGACCTTAATCGACCGCGACTGACTCCATGTCTCGCCGTCAACCGAGTAACTTGTGCTAATGACCGGATTAGTGCCAAACGAAACGCGCCCAGTTAGAGCGACCAGCTCAAGCTCATGAAAAATTGCTCCGCGACCTTCGTTGTAAATAATATTGGTTGAGAACTCCCAGCGCACCTTTGACCCATAGTGCGAGCCAATATCATCTTGGAAGTACCCAATTACGTTAGAAGTTGGATCACCAATCAGCCACTTGTCGTAACACCAAATAATGTCTCGCGCCTTGTACTGAGACAGTCCAGTTTCTGAGGTTGTCAAAACAAACCAAACCGGAATGTTTGTTGCCTGAGTCGCGGTGTAGTCAAACACCAAGGTTTGGTCAGGCAGATGAACGTACAGGTGCTGATGGTTTCTGTCGTTCCTAGATTCAAGTTTAACCTTGGACAACTGCACCTCAGTGTAGTCAGTCAAGATTTCATCCACTTCCTTGGTTGAGATCTTATTGGCCTGAGCGTTAACGCCCAAAAAAATACCGGGTGACTCGTTACGACCGCCTCCTAAAAACGCAACCGTCTCGATAAACACGCAACAGGCGTGAGTGCCAACGCAGCCCTTCTGAATCTGCGCGCCCTCTACACGTTGAAACGGAAACAGATTACCACCTACGTTGTCGAATACCTCAATTGTGTGCCGGTTAACCGCGTATATTTCATTTCTAAGCTTGACGAGAGCTGTTACAGGGTCAGGATCAATCTCAGATGATCCATACTTCAAGGGGTTGACTGCAAACGGGTCTAACAGCTCTGTAACCACTAAAAATTCGCCGTCAGTGGTCATGAAGTAGCCATCTATCCAAACGACATCAAGGACCGGCCCTAGATCTGGGTCAGTCACCTGATCAACTGACGTGCCGTCCCAGTAAAATAGTTTGCCACCACTAGCAACCGCCAGAAGGTCAAAGGAGTAGTCCATTGTGACTAGATTATCGTCAGTGCCGCCAACGTCTCCAAGCACAGTGACCGTACCGTCAGACGCAATTGAGCATAGGGATGTACCCATAACTCGGTAGCAGACGCCGTCTCGCTCGATACCGCCCCTGTTTACGCCGGGCCCCTCACCATGCTTAGTCAATCCATCAGCGGGCCTTAGATAGCCGTTGCTGATCCCTGACTGCTTTGGCACAGGTATTAGGTTTACCGGGTAGCTGGTTCGTATTTCTGCCTGACGGTCATCAGTGAATATACCGTTTAGGATGGGTATCTGCATGATTCACGCTCAGTATCCGGGTTTAGGTTTAGGCTTTCTTTTGATCGGCTTTTTTTTCTTTTTGGGGTACATTATTTTTTCTTCGCTGTCTTAGCTGCTTGCCTAAATGCCTTAGCACTAGGCGCACCTTTGGATCCGGGCTTTCGCATTTTTTCGCCTGAGCCTGCTTTAATTCGTTTCTTTTTCGCCGCAATGTTTGCGTACAATCCTTTACTAGCCACTACGATCTCCTCGACTTAGTTCCTGAACACTTCCAACGCTTCCTAGACAATCTCAGCGGCGAGTTTGGATTTGCAGCCGCCTTGGGATGCTTTTTCATCTGACCGGCAGATCTAGCGCAGTACGCGTCACCCTTCTTGGTCCCGGGCTTAACTCTAGCGCCGCCACCTCTGGCTCGACCGGCCTGACCGTAGCTTACCTTCTTGCCAGTAGAGGTGACCTTAACCTTTGCCTTACCCTTTGCCGGTGTAGCCATTTTATATCCCTACGGTTGCGCTCATGCTAATTGACCCTGTCGCCAAAATATTGGTTAGCGTTGCCGTCTCTGCAATTTCAACAGTACACTGGTTGTTTAGATTTCCAGAGGTTGTCGTTAAACCCCAGTAGTAAGAAATACCTAACGGTAGCCAAGTAGAGACCAAAGCTGATCCAGCTTGGTTTGGGGCCGTTCCGCTCGTAACAGTCAATCTTATTGAGTAGTCTGAATTAACCCCACCACCAATTAGCCAAGTGTAAGTCTCACCGTTAATTGTGGCAGCAACGACAATTGTTCCAGAGGCGTTAGCAGTGAATGTTACTGTCGCGGCGCTGGGAGAGGCTGCAAACGCGGCATAAAAGTTATCCTTTAGATACGCGGACAACGTACCAGAGGATACAGTGCCAGATGCTGTGCGAGCAGCAAAACTCATGAAAGATCCTTGATCATCGAAGCGTACCAGTCCGTCCCTATGTAGGTGATGACTAGTAAATCAACTGCATTTGAGTTAGTTGACAGGACCGATGCCGTACCGCCGGGCCACTTAAAGCTCGCAGGCCACGCCATCGTTCGACTGCCGGTTGCGTCCTGAGTGAACAGAATATTCACGGTTTGACCCTGCGCCGGGTTGCTCAAAGTAAGCGTAGTCACGTTTTCGGTTAATGTGCTGGTGAACACGTTGCTGTCAACCATATCCAAGGTCAACACCCCACCAGTGCTTGAGCCTGCGACCGGAGCCGTCTGAGCGTGTCCGGTGAAGTTAGCACCGTCAATGGTTGGGTCAGCGTTAAATACGTTCAGCCCGGTCCCAGTTTCGTCTGTGAGCGCGCTCGCCAAGTTCGCGCTGCTGGGAGTAGCCAAGAACGTAGAGACGTTCGCGCCAAGTCCAGAGACTCCGGTTGAAACCGGCAGGCCAGTACAGTTCGTCAGTGTTCCTGACGTTGGCGTTCCGAGGATGGGCGTGACCAGTGTTGGGCTGCTGTTAAATACTGCTAGTCCTGTGCCAGTCTCGTCGCTGATTGCTGCCGCTAACTCTGCGGAGGTCGCGCTAAACGTGTTGTTCGAAAAGCTCATCGTCTTGTTGGTAAGGGTTTGAACGCCTGTGGTCGTTACAATGTCGATACCAGCAATTTGCAGGCTGTTTACGATGGTGTACCAAGTTGACTGTAGTTCGTTAAACCGAATCGTAAATGAGCTACCCGCCCCTAACGAGGCAGGAACACCCACCAACGTCCCGCCATTGCCGTTGATCGTCAACGCGCTAATGGTTTGGGTTGATATGATGATGATTTCTTGACCGTCATAGCAGTCCGCTACCGGAGGCAACGTAACCGATCCAGCAGCGAACGTGCCAGTTGGATTCATGATTAGCCAAATGCTTTGAGATGTTGCGCCCAGAGCAATGTTAAATCCCGAATTAGTCGGAGCGTTAATTACAACGGTGTAGTTGGGATCAGCAAACGTAGTCTGAAAGTAATCGATCAGAGTGCTGATTGATGCCTTGCGAGCATCGCCGTTGCTTGTCGCGTAAACTGGTAACTGATCACCGCCCGATAGGGTCGTAATCGTGGGCAGTTGATTGATCGTGGGCATGTCAGCCTCCTCAGTTGTATTCTAGTGGACCGTCTTCGCCAGCAAGTACCGGGTCAACAGGTCTTCGTAAATAATTGTCATCGTAGTTACGCCAAGGCTTGTTACCAGCACCGGCTGGCATCGTTCTGGGCAGTTGCTGCTCGTAGGGCTGTGCAAATGCTTGCAGAACCGTGTTGTAAGCCATCTTAGCGATGCCCTTAGTGTCAGGCATAATGCCCTTACCAAAGCTTGGAGCGATCCTAATGCCTAAATTTGTGTAGATTGCCTCGTTCGCCAGATCTGGAACGTAGGTTTGATCATCTAATCGACTGTCACCGGGCGATAGCGGGAGCGGGTATCCTAGCCTAAGTCCTTTGGCGTTCCACTCAGCCATCATCGCGTCCAATCGACGCAACGCGGCTTGCAATTGCTCTGGAGTCAAGTCGAAGACGTAGGACGCAAGCCCTACCTCCTCAAATGCTTGCTCGATGTACTCGCGCTTAGTCCAGCCCATTTAAAGCTCCCAACGCCTCTTGAATTTTTTGCGCCAGCTTATTATCAGAGGTTCTACCATCAAACTTCAAGCCTAATTCCTTAGCCTTTTCTTCAAGCTCTAATCTAAGTGGTGGTGCGTTATCGTCTGGGATGACCGGCTGAGGTGAGGTCACAACCTTTGGCGCAATGGCATCAGCCAATGTTTCGTGCCATCCGTCTGCTAGTTTGGCGTCCAACTCCTCTTGAGTTTTAACGCCAACATATGAATATGTTTTGCCTTCGGGTCCAAAGTGATCGCCCGGGGACTTGTACAGTAGTGTTGGGTTCATTTCTTGGCCTTTTTCTTTGCTCTTCGCGCAGTGCTCAACGCAATTGCTACCGCCTGCTTTTTCGGCTTACCGGCCTTCATCTCTGTCTTGATGTTTTTTGAAATACTGCTTTTAGAGTAACCTTTTTTCAGCGGCATAATGCCCTCCTGAAATAGAGCGGGGGAAAACCCCCGCCCATTTTTCACACATTTTAAGTCTGGCTGAACAACATGATACCAGACATCTCTGGCTGCTTGTTCACTACACCAAACAACGTGTCGCACCGATACTTGGTGGTCATCGTGTTGATGTCGTAGAACTTTTGCATAACCAGCTCAATGCCGTTATCAGTGGTTCCGCGCAGTACAGCAGTGCCTGCATCAGAAGGTACAGCGTACCGTCCGGGGAGCAGTTCCAAAGCGTCACGCTGCCAGAATGGGTTTACAGATGCTGTAACCGTGTTCAGGAAGGTAATTGCTGCGGCAGCAGCAGGAGTTACGATGCAGTTTTGGTACTGAGCACTTGCGTCAGACGCGACTTGGTTTGAAATAATCCCCGGAGAGATAACCATAGTCGTACCGTTCGTTACCGAAATAACGCGGAAAGTCTTGAGCTGTCCAGTGGACTGCTTCGTGATGTGGTGAACAGCTTCTACACCAGCGATTGTGAAACAGTCACCAGCGGCTACGTTTGTAGTGCTAGATACGGTTACAGTCTGGTATCTGTTATCCACGTTAGTGGTTCCACCAGTGACAGTCCGAGTCGCAGCAGGAACGAGGTAGTTCGTCGCAGCGTTCTGAGTATCGATAGTGATAGCACCACCGCCAGCGGCAGCAGTCAGTCGGTTAGCATAGTCAAGCTTCAACGTGTCGAAGCCAGCTACCATGCCAACGCGTGATCGCTCGTAGGCAGAGTCAGACTTTTCGTTTCCGAAAGATCGTGAAGCCTTGGAGAGATCGTTAGCCATGCCATTGTAGTCACGACTAGACAGTGCCAAGTGACGGTCGTAGTCGGGCACACCCTGCTCGTTCATGATTGCATCACACTGGGCAACGTCATCATAACCAGTCGCAGCGGCAGTGCGCTTAACAACCAAAGTGCCCTGATTGGCAGCAACGTTCATGATCGCAACGTTGATGTCAGAAGCAAGCTTGTTTTTAGCAGCCGCACCGAGTCGATCTTCTTGCAGAGCGTCACGCAATTCCAAAGCGTTCATTTGGAACGGTACAGTTTTGTAGTTGTTGATGCTAGAAGGAACCGCTAACTGAGTGTACTCGTCATAACCACCTACAGTTGAAATATCAGTCCCGGGAGCAACGCTAACAGAGGTACTAATGTAAGGCATCGGACGCCAGATAACGTCATTGGTGCGTTCCATCATTACCTGATCGGTAGTGTAAACGCCTACGTTGCGCGACAATACCAGCGCGTCTTGGAAACCTTCCAAGATGTTTTCGAACGCTACGCGTTCTTCTTTACTAAAGCTATTAGCCATGATTGGCTCCTTTTAATTTATTTCGCCGCTCGTTTCTGCGCGCGCTTATAGGCCATGACCTTATCCATGTTACCTGTCCGCGCCGCTTCTTCTCGCAGCCGTTCTAGGGTTGAGTCCACAGC